CCTAAGAAATTATCATGGGTTAACTTTGGATTAAATGCTAGTGATATGAGTTTAATTGAACAATATAACGCATCCATTAAAGATTTATGTAATATTTACAATGTACCAGTACAATTATTAAACAATACTGAAAGCTCTACATATAACAATATGAAAGAAGCAAAAAAGGCATTATATCAAAACTGCGTTATTCCTGAGCTTATTAAAATTCAAGATGAATTAAATAGATGGTTAGCTCCAATGTATGGCGATAATATATGTATAGAATTTGATTTTAGTGTAATCCCAGAGCTACAAGAGGAAACGGAAAAAATTGTTGAACAAATGTCTAAGGCGTGGTGGCTAACACCTAACGAAAAAAGAGCAGCAATGAGTTATGATTTTGATGAGGATAGTGAAATATTAAATGAATATTACATCCCAGCTAATTTAATTCCAGCAAGTGGTGATATAGAAATGCCTGATATAAATGATATTAATGATATTCAAGTTAATGAGGATATTGAAGTTAATAAGGATGAAGTTAATGAGGTTGAAGTTGTTAATGAGGATAAAATAAATGAGTAATGCCAATACCAAAACCAGGAGAATCACAAAGGCACTTCGTTGCAAGGTGTGTAATAGATAATGAAGCTAGAACAGATTTTCCAGATGCTAACCAAAGAATTGCTTTTTGTTATTCCCAATATGAAAATAAAGATGAGAATTTTTTAGATACTAAAACTTTTAAAATATCTAAAAAGTTTGGGGATGCTTGGCGAAATGCAAATGAAAAACAAAGGTTAATAACCGAAAGGCGAAACACTAAAAGATTTACAAAATTTTATCAAAAACAATATAATTTAGCAGTAGATAATAAATTAACATATAATGATATTAAATATGAAAATTTATTTAAATATAATGATTTAAGAAAATTATATGATGAGCTATATTTAGATACATCAATGCATTTTGCTAAATGGTATGCTAGAACTTTTGATCTTTATATAACTAAAGGAATTAACCCAAAACAATTTTTAAATCAATGGCAATTAGCGATTATAGGATATGCCCAAACTAATACAGCTCTAAATATTACAGGCGTTGCAAATACTGGCAGGAAAACAGCAATTAAATTAATTCAAAGAATGTTTGCCGATCCTGACTTTATGATTTTAGGAGCTGAGGCAAAAGCAAGGATATTAAGAAAACAATTTAGAAAATATTCTAAATATCAAGCCATGAGAGTAGTGAGAACAGAATCCACAAGAGCCGCAAATTTTGGAATTGAACAAAGTGCGCAAAGTGTATTTGCAGGGAAAGATTTAATTAAAAGATGGTCGGCGGCAATAGATGGGAGAGAGAGGGAATGGCATAATAGAGCCAATAATCAAGAGGTGCCACAAAAAGAATATTTTGTTGTAGGTGGTGAATATATAAAGCGACCTGGAGAGGGATCCGCTAGGAATGTTATTAATTGTAGATGTTCCGCTGTCTATTTACCAGTTAAAGATGCACAAACTATTAACGAACTAGAGGGAATGAATTTTGGTTTAGCTGGTAGCACTGTAATGGATTCAATTGCAGTTACTAATGTTATGAGAGATATAAATAGAATTTCAAGTACTGTTGCTGCTGAAACTGTTGCAACAGAGTTAACACAAAAGGAATTAATGCGACCATCTAATTGGGATGATTTTGTAAAAGGCAAAAAAATTAATGATGATTATTTAGAACTTTTAAAAACACAAGTATCATTAACTAAAGTAACTGGCGGATCATCACAAAGAGGTTTAACTATTAGAATAAATAGTAAAAGATATAAGAATAATATTGAGGATATTTTAGCGCATGAAATTGGACATGCTATTCATACACAAAGGGGGTGGCTAACTCAGTATAGTGCAAATCCATTAATTGAAAAATTATATTTAAAACATAGGGAGTTTTTTGGTATGAATTTAAGAGGTGCAAAAAGAATTGCACATCAAAAAAAATTCAGAAACAGATTTGGTTCAATTAATGGAAAGTTTAGATCTAAAGAAGCATATGATAAATACATAAAAGCAAAAAATAAAACCAGAAAAAAGTTTCCAAATATGTCTGATGCTGAATTTAATGAAAAATATTTAGCTATGGCTGATTATATTGGTGCTATTACAAAAAATAATATTGCCTTTGGTCATTCTACTGCTTATTATAAAACTAGTAAATGGCAAATGTTTGAAATGTTTGCTCATATAATGGAGAATAAATATGCAACAAATAATGTTTTTAAATTATTATATCCAAAATTATATAAACAAGGTATCGACATGTTAGATGAATTAATAAAACTTAACCCATGATATTAGATGAATTAATAAAAGATTATATTGATAATTACCCAAAAAATGGTTTTCCTATGGAATTAATATTTGCATTAGGCGAGGATAAAGCAATTGAAGTGTTAAAATTAAGAGAAGGTAGGGAAATTAAATGGATAACCGCAGGTGATAACACTAGGGATGGCGGTGAATATATATATATTTAATTTTTAGTAATTTTGTAAAAAAGTATAATTATGGATTTTATATATAAATCGACTCCAATTGGGGATCAGGTTATGGACTATGACGAAAAAAATAATATTGTAAAAGGTTACGGATCTTATTTTGATAATAAGGACAGCGACCAAGATATTATCCGAAAGGGAGCATATCAAAAAACAATTAAAGAAAATGGCTCTAGGGTTAAATATTTATATCAACATGATATGATGCAACCTATTGGAAAAATGAAGGAGCTATATGAGGATGAAAAAGGATTGGTATTTGTTGCTGAAATTCCTAAAACTCAACTTGGTAATGATGTAATTGAGCTAATGAAAGCGGGAGTAATTACAGAAAACAGTGTTGGTATTATGCCAATTATAAAAGAACAAAAAAGCGATTATAGGGAACTAAAAGAGGTTAAACTATATGAAATAAGCGCAGTAACATTGGCGGCAAACGATCAAGCAAAAATCTTAGACGTTAAGTCAATGGCTAACATAGAAAAGGTTTACAAAAGATATGATAATATTTGTAAGCTACTTAGAAAAGGTAAAATCTCCGATGATATGGGATATGCCTTAGAATCAGAAATATTAAAACTAAAAACATACTTCATTAATGCCACACAGCCGATTGAACAAATCACTGAGCCGACAAGTAAGATGTCAGAAGTTGATATTTATAAATACTTAATTAACAAACTTTAAAAAAATTCTATTAAAATGGATGAAAATGTAAAAAATCAGCTTGACCAATTAGGCGATATTATAGACGCTAAATTGGAAAAAGCTCATGGACAGGCAGTCGATTCGGCGACTGGAAAGGCAGATCAAACCTTAAAAGGTGAAATCAAAAACCTAACACAAAAATTTACTGAAAGAATGGATGCTATTGAAGTATCTAGCAAAAAGAGATTTGATGCATCTCAAAGAGAGGATAAATCCTTTGGTGGTAACTTAAGAAAAGCTATCAAAGAAGGTGCATTAGATGCTATGCGTAATGGTTCTAATAGATCATCAGCATTTGAAATAAAAGCGGATATGACTGTTGCGGCTGATTTCACTGGTGATGTTATACCACCACAAAGAATAGCAGGATACAAATTTGATCCTACAACTCCACAAAATATAAGACAAATTATCCCTATTGGTTCAACTAATAGCGATGTTGTAAGATATGTTAAAGAGAGTGGATATTCAAATGGTGCGGCACCAGCTGCGGAAGGAGCAACTCTAGGTCAAACTGACTTTGATATGACTGCTACAGATGCTAACGTTAGAAAAATTGGAACGTATTTAAGAATCTCAGACGAGATGCTTCATGATACGCCTCAAATTTCTAGCTATTTATCAGCTAGGGTTCCAGCTAAATTAATGGAAGTTGAGGATGACCAAATTTTAGGCGGTTCTGGTGTAGCTCCTAACTTAGATGGTTTTTATAATTCAGGTACTAATTTTGATGTTTCAGCTAGTGGTAAATTTTATCATGCAGTTGAATCAGCTAATGAATTTGATGTACTTGTAGCGGCAATCAACCAATTACAAATTGCTAACTACAAAGCGGATTATATTTTATTAAATCCAACTGATTTTCACAAGATCTTATTATTAAAAGATACTACTAATAACTATCTTAAGGATCAAGTGTATCAAGGGTTACAACCTAATTTCTTAGGTGTGCCAATCGCTGTAAATAACGAAGTTAACGCTGGGACATTCCTAGTTGGAAACTTTGGTCAAGCAGCTCAATTATGGGTTAGGGATAACGTAGCAGTTGAGTTCTTTACAGAGGATGGAACAAATGTAAGAGATGGATTTGTTACTGTAAGAGTACAAGAGAGAGTGGCATTAGCTACTTACTTGCCAAATGGTATTATTGATGGCACATTTAGTACTGCAAAAGCAGCACTAGAAACTGCATAATAACCATTATTATTATAATTAAAGGGGTATTTATTACCCCTTTTTTTATGGAGTTAAGTGAAATAATAATAAAATAAATGCAAAATATTCTTTTAAATACAAAATATATTTGTATATTAGCGGTATATTACTAATTAAGGTAATACAAAAAACAACAATAATTATGAAAGTTCAAATTAATCCTCAAGCTACTGAACAAATTAAATCTTTTAAAAATGTTCAGTTTATTAATAAACAAGATTTAGAATTTCAATTATCAATAGTTCAATTAGGTTTAAAATATAACAGATACCTTCAAATGAATATTAGATCAGTAAAAGGATTTGATAAATTAGATAAGAAACACACATTTTTATTTGATCTTAGTTGGAGTATGGGCAAAATTTTAGAAACATTTGATTTTGATTCTTTAAATAATAGAATCCAAAAGTATTCAATAACTAGTGAAACATCACCTACACCAACTGCAATTAATTAATTAATAAAAACAATGGGGAGCTGAAAAGCTCCCTTTTAAAAACAACAATAATTATGAAAGCACTTAACATTAAAATTACAAGCAATGACATACCTAAAATGACTATTATGCAATTGCATAATTTATTAGATAATTTAGAAAAAGCACAAGATGAAGCAACTGATGAATTATCAAGAAAATTAATAACTAGAAAATTTGAAAATGATTAATAAATTCTTAAATCAAAACCCAAATAATTGGAAGTGGCTAATTATCTTTTATGCTGTAGCCACTATATTAATAATCCTGTTAACTATAAAAATATAATCATGGCAAACAGGGAAAAATTTTTACATAATTTTAAAAAAGCTAAAAGGCAAAGAAAACACCAGGAATTTGTTTTAAACAATATTTTTAAAAATTATTCAAAAGGTTTAATTGAAATAATAAAAAATAATGAATCTAAATAAAATATATATAAAATATTTTTTAGCATTTAGTTTACTTGGTTTAGCTTGTAGGGTGGTACATCTTTATGGTGATTTTTTAACAGGAATTATTCTAGCAATTTTAGGATTTTCAGTATTAACAAATGAAATAAAAAATAATTAATAAACATGCCTAAAATACTTAATATAGGTGATATAATTCAAAGCTCCATAGATCCTGAAATATGGAATACATTACCACCTGTAAAAAAAATTAAGATTTTATATCACTTGGATATAATTCAAAAAATTATACATTCACATAATACTTTTTAAATTTTAGTTGTTTTTTGTTTAAATTCATGTGAATGTTAAAAAGCCAGTTATT